CGCGAAATCGCCGGCGCCATCGTCGATGTCGACGACCAGGGCGTGTGGGTGAACGTCGGCCCCAGCGCCGTTGGCCCGCAGGGCGAACAGGGCGAGCCGGGCGCGTAAGCGCCCGCACCACCTCCTCAACTTCATAGGAAACGACCATGAATCTCGTCATCAATGCGGCGCTGTTGACTGCGCTCACCACGGCCTTCAAGACCATCTTCAACGGCGCACTCGGCCAGGCGAAGTCGATTTACACCACGATCGCCACCGTCGTTCCATCGACGACGAAGGCGAACACTTATGCCTGGCTCGGCAAGATCCCGAGCATGCGCGAATGGCTCGGCGACCGCGTCGTTCACGGTCTGCGCGCTCACGGCTACACCATCACGAACAAGTCGTTCGAGCTGACTGTCGGCGTCGACCGCGACGACATCGAGGACGATCAGTACGGGGTCTATAACCCGATGTTCGAGGAGCTGGGGCGGTCGGCCGCGGCTCATCCCGACGAACTGGTGTTCAGCGCAATCGCCAACGGTCACGCGAATGCCTGCTACGACGGCCAGAACTTCTTCGACACCGATCATCCGGTGCTCGACGAGAACGGCGTGGAGCAGTCGCAGTCGAATCTCGACAACAACAGCGGTAACGGCACGCGCTGGTATCTGCTGGACACGACCCGCGCGATCAAGCCGATCATCTTCCAGTCGCGCAAGAAGCCGGAGTTCGTCAGCAAGACGGCGCCGACTGACGACAACGTGTTCAACGCCAAGGAGTTCGTCTACGGCGTCGACTACCGCGGCAACGTGGGCTATGGCCTCTGGCAGCTCGCCTACTGCTCGCGCAAGGACCTTGACGAGACGAACCTCGTCGCCGCGTGGACGGCAATGCGCGAACGCAAGGGCGACCAGGGCCGTCCGCTGGGCGTGCGTCCCAACATCCTGCTGGTGCCGCCGGGCAAGTACGTCGCTGCGCTGAAGTTGGCGAACGCGGACAAGCTGGCCAACGGTGCGGACAACGTGCTCAAGGGCATGTTGACGGTCATCGAAGCGGACTGGCTCGCGTAAGCCACCGGCTGGGTTACCCCTCCTGGCTCCGGGATAACGGGCAAACGATGGCGGCGTACCCCCCCCCCATCGACCACCTTCCAGACCGAGGAACGCACCGTGTCCAAGTCCAAAGAAATCGATCCGTCGAAGGCGGCCGTTGTCGAGAACGTGTTCATCCGCGTGCGCTCGATCCCGCCGAAGCGCCGTCGCGCGAACCGCGAGTTCTCGCGCACGCCGATCGACATCCCGACTGCTGAACTGACCGCCGAAGAGATCGAAGCGATTCAGGCCGACCCGATGCTCGTCGTCGAGTTCGGCGGTGACGTGCCGGCAATCGACGGCAACGATTCGAATACCCCGCACAACCCAGCGAGCGAGCGCGCGGATAGCTCGGCGGCAGAACAAGCGCCGCCGACCGAGGCCGCTAAGCCGAGCCCGCAGGCGCCGCAAGGCCCTGCGGGCAAGGCCCAGCCGAAGAAGACCAAGGCCGCACGCTGATGAGCTACGTCACGCTCGCGCAGCTCGCCGAGAAGCCTGGTGCGACCGAGCTGGCGCAAGTCGCCAGCAACGTGCACCAGGCGCTCGTCGACGCATCGTTGATGGAAGCGACGCTGCGCGAGACAGACCGCTCGGCGTGGTCGAACGAGGAGATCGCGCTCGCCGATGCCGCACTCGCGCGCATCGTCGAGATCTCCAATGAAGTCGACGAGACCATCAACGCCTACATCCGCCGCCGCGTGACCTTGCCGGTGATGCCGGTGCCGAGCGTGCTCACCAGCATCGCGCGGGCGATGGTGCGCTACGAGCTGCACAAGGACCTGATCGGTGCCGACAAGGAACACCCGGTCATCCGCGATTACACGAACAAGCTACGGCTGCTCGAAGCCATCCAATCCGGCAAGGTCACGCTCGGTGTGGACGATCCGCTGGCAGCGGGCGAACAGAACATCGGCGACGTGCGCTTCGACAGCGACCCGCCGGTGTTCGGCCGTCGCGAAGGCGGTGTGCGGTGGTAGGCCCGTTTCCGGCTTCGGCCGTCATTGCGCGCCTGGAAACGCTGCCGCTGATCAAGTTCGTCAGCGGTGCCACCGATCTTCAATCCGCGATCGATGCGCAACCTGCAGTGACGCCGGCCGTGTACGTCGTCGTCCAGGAACAGTTCGCTGAGCCGAAAGGATTCAGCGGCGGAACGATGGTGCAGGACGCCACGGTGGCCATTCAGCTGGTCATCTTCGTTGGCAACTACGCCGCCAAGGGCAATGCCGCGCAGAAGTACATGGACGAAGAAGTGCGCCCCGCCATTCGTGCCGCGCTGCTGGCTTGGTCCCCGTCCTCAAGCTTTGACCGGCTCAGCTTGCGAGCATCACGCAACGAAAAGTTCAAGCCACCGAACTTGATGTCCCAGGAGATTTTTCGCAGCGGTTATCGCGTGCAGGTGCAGGGCATTCCGCCCTGACCGCCGCACCGCTGAACCTACCGTAGCCGGGCCTCGCGACAAGCCCGGCGTACCAGGCCACCGTGTACGCAACGGAGCCAGTTGGGGCCAGGTGCCGCCTTCCACCCGGTGACCCGGCCGCCGCCCACGTCACGGGCACTCACAACCCAAGGTGCAGCAGACATGAGCAAGACGAAGATCCCGTACCCGAGCAGCGGCGGCAGCTACCAACACCGCGACGGCGCATTGCATCGCATCGAGCCCGGCCAGGCCGCCGAACCGGCGCCGCGCAAGACCGCGCCGGCCGCGCCCTCTGCTGCACCGAAATCCGCCGCGGCGCCGAAGAAGGCCGCGCGCAAGACCCCCACGACCAAGCGCTGATAGGAGACCGTCATGGCCCAGCCCGCTCTCGAAAAATTCTCCCGCCGCGGCCTGCTGCTGGCGGCGGCCAACACCACGCTGCTGCCCGGCACCCACGGCCTCCAGCTGATCGACGGCTCGGCAGGGCGCGAGTTCGATAAGGGCGAGCGCAACATCGATCGCCCGCACCTGGGCAGCAAGCCGTTCTTCAAGAAGAACAAGCGCGCGTTCATCCAGGGCACGCTGGAAATCATCCCGCCGGTCAAGCCCGGCAATGTCACGCTGGGCGTCGCCACCGTCGCGCCCGCGCTGCTGTCCACCGCGATGGCTCAGGTGCTGTCGGTCAGCACGGGAATCACGCGCTACAACCCGATCAGCACCAGCATGCCGCTGGTCGACGGCAAGTGGTACCAGTCCGGCACGTTGCTCGACGTAACCGATGGTCGCGGCAACCTGTCGGCCATCAAGTGCGAAATCGGAGAGCCGATCACTGCGCAGTACCGGATGCAGGGCGACTACACCGAGGTCGAAGAAGAAGCGCTGCCCAGCATCGACTTCAGCGCCTTCCTGGCGCCCACGGTCGCGACGCACAACAACTCCGAGCTGGTCATCGAGACCATCAACGGCCTGGAGGTCGATCTGCACCTGTGGGGCAAGATGCTGTCGATCGACCAGGGCAACACGATCGCCACGAAGGAGTACACCGAGCACAAGGAGACCGGCATCTCCGAGCGCAACAGCACGTTCACGGCCCGTTTCGCGCGCCCGGCGAAAGACGACTTCGACGTGCAGGCGGTGAGCGACGCGCACCAGATCATCGAGGGCTACTGGAAGCTGAAAGAAGCCGACGGCCGCTACACGAAGATCGCGTTCCGCGGCCAGATCGAGAACGTCAACGACACCGACCTCGACGGAGATTTCGGCTACGAAATCACCGGACCGTGCGTGCCGAGCGACAGCGGCAATGACGAATGGAGCATCGAGTTCGGCTCGGACGAATTCAGCCTCTACTTCGATTTCGACCAAGACAAGCCCGAAGACGTCGCGGCCGTGTACGTGCAGCCGGTGCTTCGCGGCGAATACGTCGGGCCCGTTACCTGGTCGATCAGCGCAGGCGCGCTGCCGGCTGGCCTCTCGATCAACGCCTCTACCGGCGAGATCACCGGAACGCCCACCGATGCCGGCGATTCGACGTTCACGATCAGCGCGGTCGATTCGACCGTGGGCACGCCGCTCACGGCCACGATCGCCGGCACGCTGACCATCACCGCTTGATCCACACCACGCCCGGCGCGTGGTGCGCCGGGCTTCACCTGAAGGGGAATCCCATGAGTTTCGTCGTCAACGAAGTCAACAGCGTTCCGCGCCCCGTCCACCTGTGCTGGCCGAAGCCGGACACGCGCATTCCGGAAGCGCAGCGTCCGAAGCCGGTTCTGCAGGGCAAGCTCGATTGCGAGTTCGCCTACTACTCCACCGAAGACTCCGAAGTGCTGGACGCCCAGGTGGAAGCCGGCGAACTGAGCGAGATGGAGCGGTTCGAACGGCTGGTGCCGTCGATCAAGGGCCTGCCCTTGGCGGAAGGTGAAACGCCGTACCAGTGGATGAATCGGCACAAGTACGGCGGCGTGGTGCGCGCCGCGATCTACCAGGACTGGCTGATCTTCCAGAGCGAAGGTCGCTCGGGAAACTCCGGGAAGCGGCGCTCGCGCTAAGCGGCGACCGCACCCAGGCGCGTCGCATCGATGTCGATGACGACGCGCCGGAGTCCACCGAGGACTGGATGCGTGGCACGGACGACAGCACCGGCCACGCAGCGCTCTACGAGATCGACGTGCTGCCCTGCAATGTCCCCGCGGTCGAGGTCTTCAAGCACTGCCAGTTGGTCTACGTCAGCAACGGCATGGGAGCGATCTGTATCGGCTTCAGCGCGACCGAAGTGTTGGCGGCGATGGATGCACTGGCCATCGCGCCGAAGCGACGCAAGCGCCTGCTCGGTGACGTGATGTTCATGGGCAACGCAGCGGCGCACTGGATCAACGACAAGAACCGCAAGGCGAGCTGAGCGAATGGACAAGACCGTCACCCTGAAAATCACCGGCAATGCCCAGGGCTTGCGCGGCGAGGTGACGGCCATCCAGCGCGATCTCGGACGCATGGGCACCGAGGGCCGCAAGGCCGGCGCCGAGTTGTCCGGCGGCATGGATGCGGCGAACATGAAGGCCAGTTCGCTGCGCAGTGTGCTCGGCCTGGTGCGTTCGCAGCTTGCGGGTGTTGCTGCCGTCGCCGCGACCGGCTTCGGGTTGCGCGGCATCCGCGAAATGGCCGATGGCTACGCGAACATCGGCAATCGGTTGAAGCTCGTCACCAGCGGCGAAACCGCGCTGGCCGCGGCGCGCGAGCGAACCTTCGCCATCGCCCAGGCTACGAACACCGAATACGCCTCCACGGCGACGCTCTACAGCCGCCTGATCAAGTCGGCACGTGATCTCGGGCAGTCGCAGAAGGAACAAGCCAGCACCGCCAACACGCTGACCACGGCGATCAACCAGAGCTTCCAAGTGTCCGGCACCAGCGCCGCGAACGCGAACGCGGCCGTGCTGCAGTTGTCGCAAGGCCTCGCCTCCGGCGTGTTGCGTGGCGACGAGTTCAACAGCGTGATGGAGAACAGTCCGCGCCTGGCGCAAGCGCTGGCCGATGGGTTGAACGTGCCGATCGGCAAGCTGCGCGAGATGGCCGAAGCCGGCGAACTGACCAGCGAAACGGTGGTGCGCGCGCTCAGCGGCCAGGCAGCGGTCATCGCAGCCGAGTTCGCGGCGCTGGATCTGACCATCGAGCGTTCCTGGACGAATCTCGAGAACGCCGTGATGCGCTACGTCGGTCAGGCCGACGCCGCGAACGGCACCTCGCGCTCGATCGCGCAGGGCATCGGCACGATCGCCGACAACATCGGCCCCATCGTCGACGCGCTCGCCCTGGTCGCTCAGGCCATCGCGTTCACCTATGGCGGCAAGGCGCTGCAGGCCGTCAGCGCCTACATCAGCAAGCAAGCCGCCGCAGCGGCGCAGCAGGCCATCGGTGCCGGCATCGAGCGCGAAATGGCGCAAGCGGTGCTGGCCACTGCGCAGGCGCGCGCAGTGGAGCTGACGGCCTCGGCCGCCGTCATCGAATCGGCACGTGCCGAACTGGTGACGAAGCAAGCCCTGGTCCGCGCCGAAGTGGAATCGGCCCAAGCCATCCTGCGCGCGACCGAGGCCACGCAGTTCATGTCGGGCTCGCTGCATGTGCGCCGCGAAGCCACCGAACGCCTGGTGGTGGCGCAAGCGCAGTTGAACGCCATCAGCAATGAGTTCGCTTCGCTCAGCCGCCACCAGGC